GACACACATCTAAAGGGCCTCTTCGTCACATACCCATCGTGACAACTCCTCCATACATTCTTTACGGCGGGCGGCCTCATCAATCGTCTCGTAATCCGACGTGATGAACCACCGTTCCGTCTTCTCCTTCTTCTTCTCTGTAGGCTCATATGAGAGCGTGCTACAGAACTTCGCCCTACCAGGAGGTAGGGATGCATTGTGCCGGTTAATACGCTGAATCAGGCGTACCTTGTTGATAACGAGTATCTCCGGATCTTTCTGGCGATTCGAATTCTTATTCGGATCCTTCGCCAGCCGGCCGTCGTTAAACAACAGATGCGAAACCGCAATCTGTGCATCCCCCCCTGGTCTTTCGAAGACCGTCTGTAGCCTCTCATCAGGCTGAACCTTCTCTTTAGGCACCAACGTCTTCCATCGTCCTTGATTGATCATATTTCTATTCCGTGAATAGACCATATGATTGGACGAAGGAAGACCAAGGTCCTCCCCCAACAAGCGCTTGGATCTTCCTATCCTTGACTGTACGAAAGCGTTAACCCACTTCGGACCAGCATTGCGGCAGGCGCCCGCAAAGGACTGGAGCGAGTTAATCGACCCATCGTACCCCCCTCTTCTTAGATGACGAACCTCTCGCCATCTCTGCCCTTCATTGACAAACGCCGTAGAGTTGATCTCAGCAACGGTCGTCTTAACTGTCGTCTTCTTATAATTGATTTGAAAACCAGGAGGGTACCTGGAAATCACATCATCATAATCAGACGACATAAGACAGTCGTCGCCGTTGATCAAGATCTCGGCGTCATTTCCTCCGGCCCAACGTGCGGCCAAGTAGGACTGAATGCAGAGAAGTGGGAACGAGAGGTACGTTCCCATCATCTGCCCGAAAGTCACCTCACCTTTTCCTACTCCTTTTACCTCCAACTGCGCCCGTAATGACAGGTGGGCCAGTTCTCGTATCTTTCCTGGGATACAACACGCCTTAGACAAGGCAGCTCCAAGGGCGGCATCAGCCACATCTAACATCAGACCATCGGTTGCTGATACAAGATCAACGGATGTCTGGAACTTCTTGGTGCACACACTCTTTATCCTCTTCCCCTTGGGTGGCCCCCTCAAAAGCCATTTTTGTTTTGTTAGCTGTTGATAAACAGCTTTGTGGAGGGGGGCAAGGAGCTCGAAGTTGTGTGTAGGAACACCAAGTTTCCTAACTTTTCCGCTGG